AAAGCTGAAGCGTAATGGCGAGAATGAAGTATTTAGTCCTACACTGCACAGCCACCCCTGAAGGCCGTGAGGTAACCTCTAAGGAGATACGCCACTGGCACACTGACCCGGTAAGCAAGGGTGGGCGTGGCTGGAAGCAGGTAGGTTATACCGACCTGATACACTTGGACGGCAAGGTGGAACGCCTTGTCGATAACAACGAAGATGCGGAGGTCGATCCGTGGGAAGTGACCAATGGTGCCAGGGGTTATAACAGTGTGAGCCGCCATGTGGTGTATGCCGGTGGCTGCACCAAGGATATGAAGCACCCCAAGGACACGCGCACCCCTGCGCAGCTGAAGGCGATGACCGACTATGTACGGAACTTCCATCAGCGTTTTCCGCAGATCAAGATTGTAGGTCATTGCGATCTTCCGGGCGTGAATAAAGCCTGCCCAGCCTTCGATGTAGCCAAGTGGCTCAAGTCAATAGGCATTTACCAACAGTAAAATATGGATGGCATGAATATCAGCGAAGTCTTGAACGTCCTCCTCGGCGGAGGTCTGGTGGCTACCATTGTGGCGATATGCACGCTGCGGGCTACCATAAGGAAAGCGAAAGCGGAATCGATGAAGGCAGAAGCCGATGCCGAGACGGTGCGTATGGACAACGCCGAGCATGCCACCCGTATCTTGGTAGAGAACATAGTGAAACCATTGAAGGAAGAACTCAATGAAACAAGAAGATACCTCGAAGCGTCGAAGCGCGAGATGGCGCGTCTCAGGAAGGCTATCGACACTGCGAACAGTTGCAAGCATCATGATGACTGCCCTGTTCTTGTCGGGCTGCGCGACAAGCCGAAAGGCGAGCGTGGTCACGGAGGAAAGCGTGAGACAAGTATCCGCGGACACCCTCCGGAGCGAAGTGCGTCAGACGTGGACGGAGACAGTACCGCAGGAGGAAGCCAAACTGGAGATACCCCTGGCGGAACTGACTAACCTGCCCGAAAAGGCAGAGTACCGCGCCAAGAATGGCAGAGCCAACGCGACCGTGCAGAACAAAGGCGGCACCATCGTGGTGTATGCCACCTGCGACAGCCTGCAGCGCCAGTGCGAATACTACGAGCGGCAGATGGCAAGCTACAAGAACGCACAGGAACAGCAGAAGAATGAAGCCAAAACGGAGAAAGAACGCAGTTCCAATCCGTGGAAGACGCTTCTCATCGCCTTTATCGTCGGAGTGGCGACCGGCATAGTATTAACCATCACAACAAAAAGAATATGGCAGAAAGTAAGAAATTCATGTACGGCATAGGTGTCGTAAAGTTTGGAGACAAGACAGTCGGCTATATAGAGAAAGGCAGTTGGGACTGGGGCGGAGCCAAGCCCGAGAAAGTGGATGTGGAAGCCGAGCAGGTGCCCGGAGCCCCCGTGCTGACCCTCGTCACGAAGAACGGTACGATAGCTCCCACGTTCAACCTCATACAGCTGGACTACGAGAACCTCCAGCTCGCCCTTGGCGGTACGCTTGTCGGCACGCAAGGAGCCTATACCGGTTGGAAAGCCCCGACCGACCTTGTGGAACTCCGAGACAAGTGTGAGATTCAGCTGAAGAGCGGGCAGACAGTGACGATACCGAGTGCCACCCTTATGGCCAACCTCGGAGGCAAGCTCACCCTGACCGAGGTCTCCAAGATAGAGTGCCAGTTGACGGTGAACGCGCCTGATGACGGCAGTGCTCCCTATGATGTGGCCGATACCAAACCAGGGGAGTAGCGCATGAACCGAGCAATCGAAAAAGAAGCGGCGGAGGCACTCCTTGACAGGGGTGTCTCCGTGCCGTTTAAGGACATACGTCTGCCGTTCCGCAAGAAACCGCTGAAGGTGCGCATCACCATGAAGCGCCCCACATTGGCAGGACAGATAGAAATCGGGCGGCAGTATCTGGAGATGGACACAACGGCAGAGGAGGTGCGGACACTGCCCAAGCTGGAGCAGATGCGTTTCATGGCCAGACACGGCAAGCGCCTGTCGCGCATCATCGCCTACACCGTGTGCAGGGGGTATATATCCCGCCATCTGCTTGTGGGGCTGACCGCATGGCTCGTGCGCAACTTTGTGGCGTACCGGTACCAGGTGGCCGCCACCGAGCAGTTCGAGCGGCTGATGGGCACAGACCCTTTTATGAGTATTATCAGATCCGCGGAACGGACGAACCCGATGAAGCTGAGACTGAGCCAAGGAAAGAAGCGGAGTTAAGGACCGAGTATGAAGGTTCCCATAGCCCTTTCGGATTCGTGTGGCAGATAGCCAGCGCCACAGGCTGGAGCGTGGACTACATACTCCACGGCGTGAACTACCAGACCCTCATCATGATGCTGTGCGATGCCCCACGTTACATCAAGAAGAAAGCAGGCAGACCCGACAGCGGCAAGACCGCCGAGGAGGAAGCCGAAGACATAGCAGGATTTTTCCAAAGTAAACTGAATTGAAAGCATGAGCAAGCCCGTAGAGATAGAGTTCCTGATGAAGGACAAACTGAGTGACGGTATCGACAATGCCAACGCGCATATCGACACCCTCATCTATAATGCCAAGAAAGCGGCCGAGCTGGTGAACGCCAAGATAGCCGAGCAGCACAAGGTCATTGACGGCGTGGCCGCAGACCTCAGCCGTATGGAGAGGCAGCTTGCAGGCATGAAACCAGGTACCGCCCAGAAGGAACTCGCCGCCGATGTCATGGCTTGCCGTAAGGTGCTGGACGAGGAGCGGAACACCCTCGTCTATCTGGAGAAACAACACCGCCAGGCGGAAAAGGCTGTGTCCGACTTAGAGAAGGAGCATGGCAAGCTCTCCGAGTCCAGCACCACGGCGGCTGTGGCGCAGAAGACCCTTGCCGAGCGTATCGCCGAGAGCAAGGACTTGGTGAAGTACACCACGTCCTGTATCAAGGAGCTGGAGAAAGCCTACAAGAACGCAGCCCCCGGTAACGCCCAGTCCGCAGCCCTTGCCGAACTCAACGCCGCCAAGAAAGCGTTGGAGGAAGAGAAGCTGATACTCGCCAGCCTCACACGCGAGCAGGAGGAAAACCGGGAGAGCAACAAGCGTCTGGCCATGCAGTTGCGCGAGTTGCAGAACGCGATGGCCAAGATGCGTCTGGAAGGGAAGCAGGACACGGAAGAGTACCGCGAGATGGCGGAGAAGGCAGCCCTGCTGTCCGATACCATCGCCGACCTCCATACCCAGACCAAGATACTCTCCAACGATGATGCCAACCTGCAGGGCTTCATGTCCGGCATCAGCGGTCTGTCCGGCATGTTCACCGCCGCCACCGGTGCCGTGTCCCTGTTCGCCTCCGAAAACGAGAACCTTGCCAAGATACAGGCGAGGGTGCAGTCCGTCATGGCCGTCACGATGGGTCTGCAGCAGGTGTTCAACACCCTGAACAAAGACTCCGCATTCCGACTGGTGACGGTGGTGAAGATGAAGAACCTGCTGACGGCGGCCAACACAAGGCTGGCGGCAGCCCTCGGCATCTCCACCGCAGCGGCGTCTGCGCTCATGGCGACCCTCACGTTGGGTCTGTCCGCCGTCATCACCGGCCTGATAGTCCTGTTCAACAAATACAGCGATGCGCAGGAGGAGGCACGGCAGAAGGCGCAGGAGCTCATCGAGGTGGAGAGCGAGGGCAGGGCGCAGATGATAAAGACCCGTTTCGAGATAGACAACACCATTCGCGAGCTGAAGGAGTTCACCGGCAGCAAGGAGGAGGAAAAGAAGAAGACCGAGGAACTGAACCGCAAGTACGGCGAGGCTTTCGGCTACTATGACACCGTTGCCGAGTGGTACGATGTCCTCACGCAGAAAGCGGCCGACTATATCCAGATGCTCTTCCTGCAGGCCAAGGCACAGGCACTGGTCAACAAGGCCGTGGAAGCCGACGACAAGGTGAACAAGCTGAAGGCGACCGATGCAGATGATGTCGATGGCTCCATGGGGTGGTTCAAGAAGTCTCTCCTCTATTTTGCGCAAGGAGAGTCCAACGGCCAGATAGACGCGTCGGCCATCATCAAGGAAGAGAATGAGAAGAACAAGGAGCAGGCCATCGCCGATGCCGAGAAACTCCGTGACGACCTGCTCAAACAGGCGGAGGACCTGACAAAGGAAATGGGCGAGATAGGCAAGAACAGCAATATAGGCGGCCATTCCAGACCCGAACACAAGCCGATTGGTGGCAACGGAGACAAGGACCGGCAGAAAGAACTGGAGCGCGAGAAGGCGGCCGAGCAAAAGCGGGCCGAGGAACTTGCGCGGCTCCGTCAGGAGAACGAGCAGGAAAGCATCGACCAGATGGCTGAGGGCAGTGCCAAGCGAATCCGGCAGATAAAGTTCAACTACCAGAAAGAGGAATCCGAGATAAAGGCGCAGGAGGCCAAGTGGCGCGATGCGCAGGGTGGAAATCTCACGGAGGAGCAGGGTGAAGCCCTTGCGGAACGGCTTCGTCTGGCACAGGAGGAACAGCGCAAGGGTCTGGAGGAAATCGACAAGGAATCCCTGAAGAACGAGCTCCAGGCCATGGTGGACTACCTGCGCGAGTATGGTACGCTCCAGGAGCAGAAATACGCCATCGCCAAGGAATACGCCGAGAAGATACGCGAGGTGAACGAGGGCGACGGCACGGCGGAGGAAAAGCGGTGGCAAGTCCGCAAGCTCGAAAAGGAGCGTGATGCTGCCGTCAGTCAGACCAATGCCCAGAACCTAGCCTTGAACATAGACTGGAGCACCACTTTCGAGGGTGTCGGCAACGTGCTCAAAGACGTTGCGAAAGAGACACTCGCCAAGATAGAGGAGTACATGCAGACCTCCGAGTTCAAGAAACTCTCGGCGGAAAACAAGAAGGTATATACCGACCTGCAGGCGAAACTGAAGGACGAGACCGGTGGCAACAGCACCAGCGCCTTCAACTTCAAGATATGGGACACGATTGCCAAGAACGTGAAAGCCTATCAGGACAGCGTGCGCACGCTCCGCGAGAAAACCGACGCCCACACGCAGGCCGTGACCGATTTGGAACAGGCGCAGCAAGACCTTGCCGATGCCACCGACGATGCCTCAAAGGAAATCGCACAGAAAGCGGTGGACATAGCGCAGGGCAAGGTCGATGCGACGGCAGCATCACAGAACGAGGCGCAGGAGGCCAGCGACAAGGCACGGAAAACCCTCACCGACAACACCAACGCGGCGGCGCAGGGCATCAAGAACTTCACCAGCTACCTGAACGAGATGTCGGACGGCTCACTGTACGGCTTTGCCAACGGCATCACCAAACTTATCACCTCGCTTTCCAAAGGCTCTGACGGCATCGGCAAGTCGTTGGGCGAGCTGGGCGGAAAGGTGGGCGGCATCGTCGGTGCCATACTCCAAATACTCGACGCGTTGGGCGATGACCCGAAAGGCTTTATCAACGACCTGCTTGACAAGGTGGCCGACACGATAAACAAGGTGGTGGAGGAACTTCCCGAAATCATCATCGATGTCATCAAGGACGTGGGCAACATCGTGCAGGGGCTGCTCAGCGGCATTGCCGGGTGGTTCGGCATAGACGACCTCTTCGGTCTGAACGGCAACGAGAAAGAGGTGAAGAAGACCATAGAGAATCTGACCGAGCGCACGGAACTCCTGCAGAACGCCATCGAGGACCTGACCGATGTGATGGAGAAAAGCTACGGTCAGAAAGTCACCGATGCCTACGAGCAGGCCAAGCGCAACCAGGAGGAGACCAACGCCAACTACCTGGGCATCGCGCAGGCACAGGCAGGCTACTGGAAGCACCATCACAGCTGGAACTACTACTGGAACGGCTTTTCAGATGATCAGACGGCATGGATAAGGCAGAACGTGAAGGAGAACTTCGACGGCAGCATCTGGAGCCTTACACCGGAGGAGATGAAGAAACTCCTCTCCAATGTGGATATAGCCGAGTATATCAAGAACACCGGCAAGGGCGGTTATGGAAATGATGTGCTGGACAAGCTGCAGGACTACGCGGACCAGGCAGGAAAGATAGAGGAACTGACCGACAGCTGGCGCGAGACCATCACCCAGATAAGTTTCGACAGCATGAAGGACAGCTTCATCTCCAACCTGATGGACATGAAGAAAACCTCCAAGGACTTTGCCGAGGACTTCGCCACGGACATGCAGAAAGCCCTGCTGAGCTATTCCATGGAAGACCTCATCAACGGTGAGCTGAAGCAGTTGTACGATGACTGGGCACAGCTTATCTCCGACAAGAACGGCGAGCTGACGGAAAAGGACATCGAGGACTTCAACCGCCGCTATGACGAGATAGTGGCGGAAGGGCTGAAACGCAGGGACGAGTGGGCGAAGGTCACCGGCTACGAGGACACGGGCGGTACCAGCCAGAGCGCGAAGTCCGGAGGCTTTACCGCCATGACGCAGGACCAGGGCACGAAACTGGAGGGCATGTTCACCAGCGGACTGCAGCACTGGTCAAGCATGGACGAGCGTCTGGAGACCGTGGCCGACCGCATGAACCTTG